CCATATGCTTGCAAGGCCGCATTGACCTCTTTCAGCCCCTTGATCTCGACCTTGACATCCGTCACGCCGCAACCCCGCCATCAACGTCGATCTGAAGCCACTTGTTGGCGAACTCCATGTTATCGAGAAACCGGATGTTGTGGACCTTGTTCCTAATCTGCACGCGGTCTGAATCCAGCAACGCAGAAGTGTAGCGCACGACAAGACGCAACCGAACGGTTGCCTCGGTGCGGTCATGGGCAAATCGCTCCGATCCGCCAACCGGAGCCACATAGGCGCGGGTCGGTGCGCCGGAAACGGTGGCCCAGGATTCCGTCTGGCCTCCTGCTCCGTCGCTGGTCAAGGTGCGGCGCTGGAACGTCACCGGCTCTTTCAGCTTGCCGGAATTCATGTCGCAACATTTAATCATCGGGTAGTGAACTCCACGATGTCCATATTCACGGAAACGTCAACGGTGCTGGCCGATACGTTGGCAAGGAAGCCAAAGTCGCACAGCGGCGGGAAGTAGAGCGGCGGATCGAAAACAACGTCAAACAGTCCGGCACTTTGCGGATACTCGGTGACGAGCAGCAGCGAGGTATATGGTGCCGCCGTCTCAAGGATATTCTCGCGTTTGTACAGGACGATATTCGCCTTCTTATCAGCATCGCTTGAGATGGTCACGTTGCGAAGTGCTGCGCTCCTGTCACGCGGCGTTGTGTAAACCGCCATCTCAGTCTTGCCACGGCCTAGTGCGCCATCCGCAATGGTTGCCCAATCCTCGCCGCCTGTAGACCTCTCAATCACGATTGTAGAGGCATGTGATCCGGCGGATTGAGTCGCATAGGTTCCAGACTTTGAGACGTAGGCATCGAGCAACCGGATGAATGATGTGGTCGTGGCCGCACTCGCTGAAGCCCCAGCAGTGGCAAGCGCCTCGACTTGCTGGTTGCCATTGGCATCGATCCCTACGAGCGTGACCTCTCTGCCGCCGGAACCGTTGGCCGTGTCGTTGGCATTGCCACCTGCCTTGATGCGGAGATTAACCGTCGCATTCGCTTGGGGCGTGCGATAGAAGCCGGAACGTGTAACAGGCGTAAAGTTGGAGCCGATGGCAATATTGCGTCCGAACTTGTTGAACGACCGACAACCCGAAGCCAGCCCGCGCGCAATGTCGAGACTGCTTGGATAGGTCATATCTTCATGGCCTTATATTGCGCCATGATTACAGAAGCGCCTGATGCGTCATAGGCATCACTTGCATCGCAGTCATCGCCACGGTTGCTATAGAGGAAAGCCGCAAGCTGCTTGACGGCACGTTTCATTGGAGACGGCACTGCTGCCGCATTGGCGAATCCAGACACATAGATGATCTGGATGGCGTTATTTGCTCGCAGAGCAACCGGCCAAGTCTGGCCTCGCTTGAGTGTCAACCTTCCAGGCGTCTGGTAGATGTCAATGTCGAAGACGTTGGCAACCGTGACTGCCGTTGCATTGCTGCCTTCATCGTAGACAGTGACCGATGTGATCGATTGAAGAGGCCATCGCGGGATAACAAGGCTTTGAATGGTGCTGGTGCGTGCCAGTTCTGTGATCGACATCTCACGCACGCCATCCCACCACGCCTCGCCACCAGCGGGCCAGCGATCAAGCGAAAGCCGCCACGACTGCGTGATGAACGCAAGGCCGGTCATGTTCTCGATCTCGGTTCGAGCATCCGTGATGAGCGTATTAGCTTCAGCGTCAGGAAGTTCCGTCGAATCAGTCCTGAGATGCGTGCGGAGTTCCGCAGCCGTCACCGGCTCGGATGCAGGGGCGGACGTAAGAACCGAACCCCGGAACTGATAAAGCGGAACGGCGGCGCGAAGGCTCATGGATTAACCTTTCCTGGCTTTCTTCTTTGGCGTCTCGATCTTGGTTTCGAGCGGCGGCATCTCTGCCACTTCAATAGCAGCACCTTCCTCCATCGCCAAGATGGCAAGGTTGCCTTCTAGGATTGATCCAGCATCGAATCGCACAACCGTGTGGCCTTCTGGCGCACAAGAGAACTGGCGGATAAGTTTAACCTTCATTTGATTGCTCCGATGCAATTGGCATGTAGTAATTCATCCCGCCAGCCCAAATGCGGCACGGATGCTCAACAGTTGTTGGGTCAAGCCATTCAACGCCGGGGCCACCTTGGGCCAGCACAGCAGGATCGTGGCCCTGAGGCACGTAGTCTTCTGGCAGCGGGTCAGGAAGAGGACCTGCGATTTGGATCAGGCGCACGTTGACATGGTAGCGGTTATCCATAACTGCGGGCGTGATGATCGTGCCATCGGGGCCAACAACAGCCGGAGTGACAACCACGGGGCCGATTTCGTCAATGTAGCAGCCGTTGGGGCGATCATCATAGGTAAGGCTCACGATAGCAGCCCATGCGTCCCATGTGGCCTTGTCGGTGGCGCGGTACATCAGGTCATTGCCCATTATGTGCTCCTTGCGATGAGTTCCGCATTGGTCAAAGCACGCGGAATGTACGTGATCTGGCGGATGTGGCCGTTGAGCGGTTCAGTGGATGATGTACCGCTGCCAAGCCGCATGAGCAGATTGGCTGTCGGAAGCGTGCCGCTGGTGTCCGTTGATGCAGCGCCGCCGTTCACCGACAGGGCGAAGTCATTGACCTTGTACCGCGCCGCCAGTTTGATGTTCGTATTGGCCGCTGGCGTTCCGGTGGCAATCGCAGCCTGAGACGATCCGCCGTCGATTACCGTGAACAGGCCATTTGGTGTGCTATTGGTGGACAGCGTATAGCGTTCATTCTCTGTGCCGTCGTCAATCTGCAACGCGCGTCTGGCTGCGGCCACGTTGAGCGGCGTGACATTGGCAACGATACTCCCCTCCGTCGCGCTATACGGAAACTGGCTCGTTGCCACGAACGCCAGATCGGCGTTGCGGGTGACGGATGCAGCAGCCGTGGGGATGTAGGAGGTGGCGAAGGCTTTGGCTTCTACTTGCGCGCCCCATACAGCAACGCCGGACGTTCCATCGCCTGCATAAGAAATAAACCCTGTTCCAGTAGAGAGCATAATCTGAAACGAGTTTGACCCCGCTACGGCAGTAAACGTCATTACGCAACGATACCACCCGTTTCCAGCAGGTGTGATGGTTCCAACACCACCTGCACTAGAGCCAATAACTGTTCCGTTTGTTACATTAAAGGTTGCGTATGCTCCAGTGTTAACACCTTCACGCAACTGCACATTCCGCGTTCCAAACGCTTGCTTTACATAGACCGAATATGTGTGTGCTGCTGCGGTAAGGGTTAGATTGCTTTGTAGGCCATGAAAATTGGTCGTGCTGTCTTCCGTGAAAATATCGCCAGTTATCGTGCCGCTAGGAGACAATATAATATTTGCGGAGGGTGGATTGACGCTTATGCGGCCCCAAGTCCCTGCATTATCAAACGCATCAGAGAGAGGCTGCAAATTCGTCCGCTGCTCCTCCACCAGCAGCCCCTTTGCCGCCAACGTTGACGGATCGTAGTCAAGGCGGGGACCATAGGCGGCAGCGGCAGATGGCGCGGCACCGTAAGAGCCGACATACGGGTCAAGGCTCGCGCTGTCGGAGAGTTGCGCGCCCCAAGCATAAACCGCGTCACCGGATGTCACAAGCCGGATGCCGGGGGTCTTGGTGCCGGATGCTGGCGTGAGCGTTGTTGAGAACCGCTGCCAGTCGGAGGTGACTGCGGCTGTGACGTAGGTGGTGCCGTCAACGGTGATCTCTACCGTGCCCGTTCCCGTCTTGCGCTTGAGCCAGATAGAGAATGTGTAAGGGCTGGCAAGAAGGCTTAAAGACGCCAGCAGCGTTCCATTGCCAGCCGTAGCCGTGACTTCAATGGAGTTTGCGGAGCCGTTGGGTGCTGCTTCTGCAACTTGGCTGTCTGTGGTGTCGGTGTTGGTCCATCCGGTGGTCAGGAGTTCGGTAAACCCCAACAGGTTCTTCGGCGTGCTGGGGTTGTACATCGGATACGCGGAGGCGTTGGCTTGCATCCCGCCGAGGTCGGAGCGGTAGAGGTGTGCGCCCCATGCGTAGACTTCATCGCCGCTAGTGACAATGCGGATGCCTGCGGACTTGGAGCCAGCGGCAGGCGTCTGGGTCACGGTGTAAAGCGCCCAGTCCGAGGTGATGGTCACTGCCGTGTAGGTGCCGTTGTCGGCTGCGATCTCAATGGTGCCCGTCCCTGTCTTGCGGCGCAGCCACACACCAAAAACATACGAAACGGCGATGGCGGAATAAGACTGGAGTGTTGTTCCGTTCGCACCTGACGCCGCAATAGTGTCTGCGGTAGTCGTGCCATCCGGTGCGGCAATTGAGTTCGCAGTCACCGTGGCGCTGCTCTTCGTCCAGCTACTCGCATCAAGCTGCTCACTCGCTGGCAGCAGATTATGCGGTGCCCACTTGATGTAGCCGTTGCTGTCCGTCACGGTGGCAAGAGAGCCGCGCGAGAAGGTGATAAACTCAGTCGCAAAACCAGTTGTCGTCGGCATCAGCCCTGCATCCTTACGGCGCGATCATTGTGAACAAATCAATTGCAGATTTTACGATGAGAGAAGCGGCCCCATTAAAGGAGCCGCCCCTTAATCAAGTTTAGGTAGCGGCCACGTTGCTGCCGACGAACGTGGTGGCAGCGCGATGCGGCACATTGAGGATGCCGTAGACCTTGACGGTCGCATCGGTGCCGGTGGTGCCAACGCCGTTCATGCGAACATAACGCTTGCTGCCCTTGTAGCCAATGCCGCCGATGATCTTGTTGTCATCGCCATCGGCGGTGACAGACAGAGCAATCGTGCCATTGACCGAATCAGCCGCGACGATAGCCGCAGCGTCAGCCGCCGCAGTCGTGTCGGAATGCTGAACCGTGAAGGTGAAGCCAGCGGCAGCGCCAGCGTCAGTCACGGTGTCGGTAGCAAGCATCAGGGTGACGGCATCGAAGCCACGGGTGTCAACCCAGGAAGTGGCTCCCGGCGTGGTGCCAGAGAGGGTCACGGTGCCAAGCAAGACAACCTGCTTGTTAGAAAGCATATCACGCATCTCAAGAATCCTTCTTATCGGCGTGGTTGCGGAGCGGCGTTATTGCCGCCCCGCGTTAGTGATTTAGGCAGTGAACTCGATCAGCTTGAGAGCCTCGAAGTTCACGACATCACCGCCAACGCGCTTCGTGGTATAGAACTCCACGTAGGGCTTGGCAGAGTAGGGATCGCGCAGAGTGCGGATGCCGAGGCGGTCCACGATCTGATAGGCTTCGCGCATATCGCCAACAGCGATGGAGAGCGAATCCGTGGCCGGATCAGGCATGTCCTCGAAGGACGCGACCGGATAGCCGAGCAGCGAAGCGGGCTGACCGGCAGCGATGCCGGGAGACCACAGATAAGCGCCATCCGTGTCCTTGAGCTTGCGCGTCAGCTTGAGCGTGGCGCGATTCATAAACCAAGTTGAGTTGGCGCGGTACTGCTGCTTGAGGCCATAGAGCGCGTTGATGAGAACATCGCCACCGTTGGGAGTGGCAGCGAATGCGCCATTCACACCGGTATCGAAACGCTCGATGGTGCCGGGAAGCGTGGTGCCAGACGAATAGGTCAGGAAGCCACGGGGCTTGTTGACGCCGTTGCCGACAACGAAAGCGTTGGCTTCGTCACGGGCGAACTTCTCGGAAACCTTGGAGGCAAGCCATGCTTCCATGTTGATCGAGGCGTCATCGAGCAGCTTCTGCGTAGCCTTGGGCTTCGCATAGAGTTCGTGCGCAGGAATGCGCCACTTGCCAAGCTGCGGCGTGTTGGTCTCGCCACGGCTGTCCGTTTCGCCAACCCAGCCCGAAGAGGCTTCGTTGAGATCGAACAGGCCTTCGAGGGCATCCGAAGAGATGACCTGGATCGAGGCGTATGCACGCATCGGGCTTGTCTCGAAGACCTTCATCACGATACGGCCAGAGAGGTCGGGATTGACCACATAGCCGCCATCGGGATCGGTGCCAACCGAGAGAGCCTTGCGCTCGTCCGGTCCCATGACTTCTTCGCCCTTGCGGAGGAAGGTGTCGAACGCGGCCTTGTAACCGTCCATGTCGGCAGCGCCGAAGGAACCAGCAACAGCGCCACGGCGGCGTGCGTTCATGGAGGCCCACTCCTGGGCCTTGCGGTCGAGATCGACCACTTCGCCACGCTCGTCGGTGACGATGCGCGACTGACGCTTGGAAGCCAGAACGGCTTCGTCAGCGATCTTCTGAGCCTTCTCAAGATCGGCTTCGATCTTCTGAAGCTTGGCCTCGGTCACGACATCGGCGCTGCCCTTCTTTTCGATCTGGGCAAGGCGTTCGTCGTTGGCCTTCTTGAACTCTTCGAATCCGGCGTGCAGCGCGTCAACCGCGCCGACTGCCTTCTTGATTTCCTCTGACATGCAGGGATTCCTTTAGCTTTGACAGTGACTGTAAAAGGGCATCAACGCCCTCGATTACGGCCTCTTCATCGCCAGCGTCCCGCTGTCTCTGTAGGGCTTTGAATCCGTGGAGAGTGAGAGCCACGGCCTCTTTGCGGGAGTATCCTGCATCACGCAGGAAACGCTCGAAATCTCTTTCGGTGGTGATCGACTTGACGTTCGTGACCTTTGCATCCGGCAGCATCGGGAACGTCACAAGGCTGATCTCGAATAGGTCCACTTCCATCAGCTTGCGCACACGGCCATCGCCTTCCGGGATGGCTTCCATCGTGCGATAGCCGATAGACATGGAATCGATGGCCCCGGCGCGGAGAAGCGCCATTGCCTCGCGGCCTTTTTCTACTTCCTTGAGTAGACGGCCACGGACAAACAGGCCACGCTCGTCCTCGTAGATGTCGTCCCAGACGCCGATGGGCTGGCTCATATCGTGCTGCCATAGCATCTTGACTTTACGAGAGCCGAGCGATTTGCGAAATGCGCCGCGTTCGACCACATCCATTCCCTGATCGACAACGCCGAAGACGGAGGCATAGCCCTCGAAGACGCCATCTTGATCCGGTTCGCGCTTGAGCGTCAGGGATACGTTCTTATGCTGGATCGGTTCGGACATGAACTTGTCGCCCTCTTCTCTGCGAACTATTGCGTTGGCCCATGACTTGCCGGGATCACCGCCCCACAAGGCCCATGCGATGCGACCAGCGGACGGATAGCCATCCTCGCCGGGGGAGAATCCTTGGCCTTGCTTGTCCACCTCATGGCGGGCGAAGTATGAGACCATGCGCTTGACGGTATCGAGCGAAAGGTTGCGGCGGTTCTTGATGTCGCGCGCGCGGGCAACGCCGATCTCGGTGCCGCCACGGTTGTACTCATCACGCCAATCAAGGCCGCGCGTGGCTTCTCGTGCCATTGCCTCGTTGGGTGAGAACCCATCGGCCTTGCCTTCCCACTTGGAAATGCAGACGGCATAACGCTGATCTTCATCGGGAAAATCAGACATCGCCTCCTCGTCGCTCATGCAACGGGAGAGAAATTCGTCTTCGCTTTCAGTCGGGCCGGGACTAGGCATGAGGGGAATATATCATTGGTTGATTGAAATCACAACATGGCCTCAAGGGCGGCTTCGTCTACGATGTAACCAACAGCGCAACGGCAGTTGATAACCTCATCGCCGGGGCCGGAAGGATCGCCCGGAAAGGCTAGATCAGAATCGCCCACGCGGAAAGTATCATCCATTCCGACAACCTGACCGTTCGCCTCGCGGTGCGTCTCTCTGGTGCGGTCATCGGCAGCGGCCAGCCATTCGCGGGCCAAGGGCAAGCCAGTCTGCTTTGCGGCCTCCTGTGAACCATAGTTGGCAGCGCCGTGCGTCTCGGTGCGGGCGATCATCTCAGCCCTGTAGGACGAAATCTGCGGCACCAGATCGAGGATGTAGGATGCGGTGCCGCGTTGGCCCAAGCCATCCTCGTAGCCTTTCCGAACTGCCCTAATGATTTGGTCGCGGGTTGTTTCCGTCACCTCTGTGATGCGGCGGCGGATCGCCTCTTGCTCAATAAAGCGCAATGCCCTGCGCGTCATGATCTGGGCAAAGCTTTCCTTGGTCTCAAACTTCAACCCTCGCGCCTTGGCTTGCTCCATGATGCGGGAGCCGAACGTGGTGATCGAGGCAATTGCCATCTGGCGATAAGTCGCCTCGATGCGATCACGGAAGTCGCGCGGCAAGGTGACGTTGCCGGTCTGCTCCCAATGCTCGACCATCTCACGCATGGCGGTTGCGATCTCGCGCTGAAGACGGCCACGGAATTGAACCGTCAGCCTGTCGAGCAATGCGCCTTGACGGCGCACCTCGCGGCGCGTGTTTGAATCAACCAGCCTTCGAGCCATAGGCCAGTGCCTTGATGTCTGTCTCGGTGAGGCGCGGCTCGAATGATGCCGCTGGCGTGATGATCGAACGGGCCTCTGTTTCGTCCATACCGGGGAACGCAACCAGCATCATCTGAATTGCACTCTCGGCTGGCAACATGCCATCGGCAACTGACTGAACGATCTGCACCATCGATGCGATCTGTGCGCCGTTGAGCGCCGTTTCCTGTACGCTCGTGGTGCCGGTCACTGCCATGTCAGTCTCTCCGGTGATGTCGCCCTCGGCAAGTGAAAGCGGAATCTGGCTAGACGCCACGAACAAGGTGTCACCGCCATCAGTCGGACCATAGCCCTTCAAGGCGCGGCGTTCGTTGATGGTGAGGTCTTGTGACTGATCAGCCATTTGCCACATCGAAAGCCGCTTCTCGGCAATGGCCGGAATGCTGTCGATGTCAGGCTTGATCTCGACACCGTAGATCGAGCCGAGCCATGCGTTCCAATCGTTTACGATCATCTGAAGCAGCGGGAGTGCCGTGTCTTCCCAAAAGGCCAGACGGGCCTCGGCATAGTTGGAATAGGTGTTATCGCCAGGAATGCCGAGAAGCTGCGGCGGCACGCCGAAGGCCAAGGCAACGTCACGGGCCGAGGAGAACTTGGCTTCGATGATGCCCATGTCTGTCGGTGAGAGGCCCATCTGCTGCCAGTCAAGGCCACCTTCGAGCAGCATCGGGCGACCGGCATTGGAAGAGCCAGAATATTGCTCTTCGATCTGCGCCTTGAGGCGGTTGAAGTTCTCGTCGGAAAGCGTGCCGGAATCTTTGACGGTCAACGCACCAGAAGGACGCGCCGAGTTCTGGAGCAAGGCTTGCATCCAGTTCATGGCTTCGTTGTTCTGGTCGATGGCATAGGAACCTGCCTCGATTGGACTCATGCCGTACCAATCGTTTAACGGGTTGAACAGCTTCAAGTGCCGCACATCGCATTCGAGCGTGCGCGGGTCCATCTCCCATCGCACTTTGTTCTGCCCGAGCGTGTACTCGTATGCAGACGGGATGCCGTTGGATGACGGAACAATCTTCATGCGGTCGGGGCGAAGCTGGTATAGTTCCTTGACCTCGCGGCCCACCATGAATCGCTCTTCGTAGCCGTTGCCCGCGATCATCAGGAACGACACCTTGGCGCGAACGTAATCGGAATATGACTGAAGTGGATTCGGGCGCTCGAGCAGGGTGATCAGGGGATGGTCGACCAGTTCCGTATCGCCACGGTAGACGCCAAGATTGACGGATGCGATGGCATCAGCGATCCGGTTGATGGCCTGATATGCCACCACGTTCTTGCCATAGGCTTCCTTGGCGAAGGATTCGTAATTGCGTGGCGACCATACGGCTTGGCCGGGATTGATCACCATCAGCTTGGCGGCAGCGGATTCCTTGCGCTCTTGCGGGCGGCGGAAACGGTCAAAAAGTCCCATCTAGAACCTCACAAGGCGCGAACCGCAGGAGCAGACTGCGGCGCGGTCATATCGGAAATTGCACTCATTGCGGCGTCTATCATATCATCATGCGTGCCGTTAGGAAAGACGGACGCCTCGGACATGAAATCGGCCAGGTGATCAATATTGGACATGATGTAGACATTGCCCGATTGAACGTAAGGCGCGGCATCGAATGCGCGTGTCACTTTGTCGGTATTGCGCTGGATCGGAATGATCGGAATGCCCTCACGTTTCAGCTTCTGGATCAGGCCGGTGCCACTCACCTTGTCTTCGACTTTGAAGGCTCGAAGCGGCCCCTTGTCCGATGCTGCCAAATGCTTTTTCCAGAATGCCCGAGCAATCGTTTCCAGTTCCGGAGCCTCCCACTTGCCGCGTGCCATATCAAGCAGCACGATCTGTCCGGTTTGCGTTTGGCCCCAGCATTGGAAGACGGAATAGTCATTCTGCTCCTTTGTCTTTTGCGCGGTGTCGGCATAGATTGCGCGCCACTTGAGCGGCGGCATGGCCTCATAGAAGCGCCACCATTCGTCCTTGAAGATGCCGCCGCCGATGGGTGAGGGGCGTTGCATGTATTGACCAGCGAAGACGTAGGGACTGGATTGCTCGAGGCGGTCGAGCATCTCGGGTGGGAATTGCTCAGGCCAGAACGATGATCCATCGGGATCACGGGCAGGGATGACAAGGCTATCCCACTTCTCGCCAGAGCCGCCGTTCAGCAACCAGCCGGAAAGGTCTTCTTCGTGCAGCCGTTGCATGATGACGATGATCGGCGTGTCGGTCTTGTTGAGGCGCGACTGTATCGTGGTCTGATACCAGTCGATCACGTTCTGGCGCATGATGGGCGAGGTTGCCTCACCGGCCTTGTGCGGGTCATCGATGATGATCGCACCGCCGAAGCCGTCTCGCATCTTGCCAGCGCCGTAGCCTGTGATGGTTCCTTCTGCGCCGGTTGCGTAGACGATGCCGCCGTGTGATGTGCGGAACTCATCCTTGGCCTTGCTATCGTCTTGAAGGGAGACCCACGGGAAGATCGATCGATAGGTCTCGTGCTGCATCATGGCGCGGATGTCGTATGCGTTGGATGTGGCGAGTCGCTTGGAATAGCTGGCGTGGATGAATTCGGCATCAGGCACGAGGCCGATGGTCCAGGCGATGAATGCCTTGACGGCGATCTCGGTCTTGCCGGATCGAGGCGGCACGTTGATGATGAGCCGCTTGATGCGGTGGGCGAAGACCTGCTCAAGGCTACGGCAGATTTCTCGCTGATGCCTGTTCGGCAGCATCTCTTGGTTGGTGCGGGCGCGGTAGATCGTGCGGGCGAACTTGTAGAGCCGTTGATGGTTGGCGGCTCGATGCTCACTCGGCGTCATCGTAAATCTTGTTGAGCGCAGCAAGGACGGCGGCTGCGACTGGTTCCGGCTTCAGCGATCCATCCTCGTTCGAGATGTCTACGGTTTCGCGCCAGCGTGCGCGCGTCTTGAGCCAGAAGATCATGGCGGTTGTATCGCCAGCCTTGGCCTTGTTGAAGAGCGCACCGCCGATGGTTGCGTTGGCCTTGTCGCGTGCCTGCTTAAGTTCGGCTGAATAATACTTATAAAGCGTCTCCTTGTGGATGCCAAGGATTTCGGCAATGCTCTCGTGCGTGGTGCCGACCGTTGCGTGGAGCGAGACCAGCTGGCGCTGCGCGTCTGTCGGTGCATGAGGCTTGCGGCCTAGCTTGCCTTTGGTTTCTTCGGTCATGTCGAGGCCTCGAGTTCCTTGCGTTTTTCGGCTATGGCAACGTCATATGATGCGGCGCTGTCCTTCTTCCAATCGTAGCGGTTGGAAGCGACATCCTCGAATGTCTGGCCGGTGGATTCAAGCGTTGCCTTGTGGCCGGTGAATTCCTGCCAGCGTTTCACGATGACATCGCAATACTTTGGGTCGAGTTCCATTAGGCGGGATTCGCGGGCTGTTTTTTCGCATGCGATCAGAGTGGAGCCGCTGCCACCGAAGCAATCTATGACAACATCGCCAGATTTGCTGCTGTTGTTAAGGGCGCGCTCAATAAGTTCGACCGGCTTCTGTGTCGGATGAACATAAGCACCCGTTGCTCCGCGTGACAAACTCCACACATCAGATTGCGATTTGTCGCCATGCCATTGTCCTCCGCAGTAAAAGATGAATTCATGCTGCGGTCTATAGTGCGAATTTCCAAGACCAATACTTTTTTTGTCCCAAACGATGCATGCCTTAACCTCTCTTCCTAATTGCTCCAAGGCAGCTTCAAACTCAGCGTAAGTTCGCCATGTAAAACATGCATAAAGCGGAGCACCGTTTTTGGTCGCAGCAATTGATGTTGCGAGTGCATCTCGCACCAACTCAATCAAGCTATCTCCCTGCAGGTCATCGTTCAGAATCATGCCGTGGGCTTTTACTAAAGCGCCTTTTTTTGTGCTGCCAGAAGCGCGACCCCCACCATAGCTCATTCCATACGGTGGGTCTGTGAATATGATGTCAGCACGAAGACCAGCCATGAGCGTATCAAAAGATGATTGGCTGGTGCTGTCGCCACACATCAGCCGGTGCTTGCCCAGCACCCAGACATCACCCAGCACCGTCACCGGATTGGCTGGCGTTTCCGGCACCGCGTCTGGATCAGTCAGGCCCTCGGTCTTCTCGGCTAGGAAGTTCTCAAGTTCGCCGGGATCGAAGCCGGTAAGGGCTAGGTCGAAGTCCATGCCCTGCAAGTCGCCGAGTTCGACTTTCAGCAGATCAATGTCCCATCCGGCATCGAGCGCCATCCGGTTGTCGGCAATGACATACGCGCGCTTCTGGGCCTCCGTGAGGTGGCTTGCTTCAACGCACGGCACTTCCTTCAGTCCCAGCTTGCTTGCCGCCAGGACGCGCCCGTGGCCCGCCACGATGCCGTTCTTGCCGTCCGTCACCACCGGATTGATGAACCCGAACTCCTTGATCGAGGACGCAATCTTGGTGACCTGCGCCTCGGAGTGCGTCCGGCTGTTGCGGGCGTACGGGATGAGGTCGGCGGTTGGAATAAGCTTATAGGTCAGCATTGCTGTCCTTTTTATTGTCGGTTTTCTGAACTGCCCTAACGGCAAGTTCGATGTATCGCGGAATCGGCTGCTTGCCGGTTTCGTATGCTCGGAACGTGTTGCGTGCGAGGCCAAGGGCCTCTGCTGCCTTGCGCTTTGATAGGGCAACCGAGGTGCGCCATTGGATGAGTTCGTCGGGTGTCATTTTGAGTGCTGATCCTCGTGGCACATCCTACATATGGCAATCAATTCTTCAAGCGGCTCATTTCCTATGTTTTCATAAGTCAAATGATGCACTTCCGTGGCTTCGCCTCCGCAGTATTGGCACATATGATTGTCTCGCGCCATAACGGCACTCCGTCTTGTCTTCCACTGTTCAGACAACAGATAACATTGGTACCAGTATTTTCTTGCTTCCTTGTTCACATCGCGAGTTTGGTCTCGTTTCCTATCTATTTCTTCTGTGTTTACAGTCAGATCAACATCAATTGCGTTTTGGCATTCCTCTTTTGTCTTTCCCCATTCTAGCATGGCTCGGCGCAATCCCAGCATTGGGTGGCGTTTGCTGCCGCAATCTTGGCACTCGTAAAGGTACCGAATTGTATCGTCTGAAAACTTGTATTGACGAAACTCCAGATGAACGTGTTCGCATTCAACCCTTATCCTTTCGGGCTGCGGAACTTCATACGGAGCGAACAGCGTTATCGTCATGCGGCGCAATATAGAGCAAAAAAAACCCCGCCACAAGGGCGGGGCTGAGTTGCTGCGGCAGGGAGGAGAAACCGCAGGGGGATCAGTATCAATATGGATGCTTTGGCACTTCAATGCCCATGCGTCTAGCCTTTTCCCTCATCTCGCGGAAGGCCTTCAATTCGTTCTGCCGGATGCGTTCGCGGGTGACGCGGAAGTCCTTGGCGATGTCCTCGAGCGTCTGTTCCGGTTCGCCGGTGAGGCCGAAGCGGGCTTCGATCATGGCGCGGCGCTTTGGGTGAGTGATGGCAGCGACCAGCTTGGCGAGGAGCGGCTTGTCCACTTCCAGGCTCGATGGTGCGGCGATCTGGGCGAGTTGCTCGGCTGATATGTCGGCCTCGGCGCTGTTCCGGGCAACGTTGAGGTCTCGCATGTGGTGCGGCCAGAGGTCTTCCGGCTCGGTGCGGAGCGCGGATGAGATGTCCATTGCGAGTTCTGACCAGTCGCCGTTGGCGATGGGCTTTTCGCGGAAATTTATAATCGCGTTGATGTGTTGCGGAGACTTGCCCATGAAGCGGGCGAGATCGGCTTGTGTGGCGAACCCTGCGGCTTTGATGGCACGAATGAGTCTGGCATTGCGAACGGTGACTTTGACGGCGAAGTCGGTCATGTGGTGGCCTCATAGGGGGGTGGCAGTGGCATCCATGCGGTGACGTTATTGAGCTTCTCGCCTCGGGGTCCATCATCGCGCCATCTCTGGCTCGTTTTGTCCCATCGGCCTATGCGTATGCGGTGGGAAGTTTTGATCGGGCCGCCGAACATGGCAAGCTCGAATTTGCTTGTTGTGTAGGTACAGGTTACGAGGACACATCCTTCGGGCTTGCGGTCGCCTTTGGCGATAGGGGTCCATGTCATGGCCATTCGTCTCCTTCATCGGTAGCATCTCTCACTTCGACGGTGCGCCACGGATACTTGGGCGGGCGTCCTGTGGGCTTAGGCATTGTAGAAGCTCAGATCGAAGCCGTAGTAGGGTTCGGCGATGACGCGGTTCAGTGGAGAGTGGATCGAGGCGTCAATTGCCCACTCGTAAGGGCCAGCTTCGAAGCATACGCCCCAGCAATCGGTCTGGGAGTGATGGCGTGGCTGACCGGGGCTATGGATGGCGACCTCGATGTCAGGCTTCATGCCTTCGGCCTTGGCCTTTGCCACGCACAGGGCGTGAACGGCAAGGGCTGCTGCGTGTGCGTTCTGTGCGGTCCAGATGGCTGTGCTGACCAGATTGGTGAATTCGGTATCGGTCATTGGTGGCTCCTGTTGGGTAGGTAGGTGAGGGGCGCTAGGCCCCTCGGTTAGGCAACCAGCTCGGCGCGGAAGTTGGTGAGGCCAGCGAACCCGAAGGCCACCGCATCGCGCTTGGCGCGTTCGATGCCAGCCTCTGGCGACTTGCGCCATGTGAAGCATTCGAGAACCGAACCATCGGCGCGGTCTGCGAGGATGCGGTAGGAAGAGGAAGAAGCGAGAAGCATGTGGCCCTCCTTGGGCTGTGCAGTGGCGGGATTGCCCTGCGCTGTTGATGTCCCCTTATTCCACACCTTGCAGAAACTTGCAAGCGTTATGTTGCAGAAAAGTGCAAGAAAGCGCCATCCCGATAAATGCTAATCCTAAGCCTTTGAAATTGCTAGGCTTTTAATTAACGGCCTATATAGCCGTGAGCACCAAAAACGCCAAAGAATGGCATATTGGCTTGTGCTTTCAATGGCTTAGGCAAATCGCTGCATTAAAGGCAATTAAATGATTTATGGGTGAAGGCGGAAGGGGAGACCCGGACGGGTGGCTGGTGGTGGGTGGTGGGGTGGTGGTACTGTAATATATATAAATAGTATAATTCTCTCTATATATATACAACACTAGCAACATCAAGCACTTGCACGATCCATTTACGGGTGACGCCCCACCCTCGAATAAGACCCCTTAAATAAAAAAAGGCCCCGGATCGCTCCGAGGCCCAGCCACTAGCGCATGTCCCTAGGTCAATCTTCCGTGGCCTCCGGTGCCGGGATGAACCACGCCATGCGAGGCCTTCCACGCTGGCCCTTGTTCGTGTGGCGGCATTGGATGCCGTAGTCGGCAACCAGCTTGTCCATCACCTGGCCCCGGTCCCGAAGCGTCAAGGCATCGAACGCAGAGATGCGGTTTCCTAGTTCTGCCTCCGTCAGCCCCTTGAGACCGGAAGCCCTAAGCTTGGCAATGACGGCCTTGCAGATCGCTTGATGGCTGCTCTCGGCCATGTTGTCACGGAACATGGCGATGGCGCGCCGGTTGTAGAACCTGACATAATCAATCGCCCACTGCATAGGCTCAGGTCCGATCTCGGTCTCGCCCAATGACCTAGCGACAATCAGGCTGATCCGCATGGCGATCTCGCGGCTGCGGTTGTACATCGCCTCGAGGCCGGTTTCGTTCTCGCCCTTGATCGCTCCGACCAGTTCGGCTTCGTAGTCCCGCAGGATGTCCATTGCCGGCCTTGTAAAGGGCACCTCGACGGGATCAGGCGGCATGTCATAGGTATTGGTGCCGGTAAGGTTTCCCGCCCCAGAGTGCGCCTGTGCCTGTTCTTGGAGCCATCCAATGATGCGGTCGCCAATTGGCACGATCCGCCGCTCCTGGCTCATTTGAACCCCGATCTCAGACTTGACGATCAGGAAGCGGTTCAAGAGGCCAGATGCGATGTCACCGCCTGAGATGGCCCCGTAGAACTCTGATGGCGTAGACATGCCTAGGAGCGTCAAGGACGGCCTTCTGATGACTTTCTCGAATGCCTCTGCCTGTTCCTTGGTCAGGCCGATGGTGGCATATCCTTGTGGCCGCAAGACGCCATCCTGCCGCCCAAAGCATTCCATGATGGCGGTCAAGGAGTCGGCTTTATGCTGCATCGATCGATTCGCGGCGCTCTTGAGCGTTCGGCCTAACTCATCGATCACGGAAACGTGAATAGGCCGGGAGATGAGCGCAGAGAAGACGCCGCTGGCGGATGTGTAACCGGCTGGCCCTAGCAGGTGCCCTAGCTGGGCGGCATCAAGCATGGCCTCAATCACAGTCTTGGCGTGTTCCTTGCCGCAACCAGTCTCGCCAATATTGAGCAGATACAAATTGCTAAAGTTGCGCTGGCTGGTTGTCCATCGCCGCCCCATTGCAACGGCACCAAGGGCTATCGCGGCTTGCACGGCAAACTGCGGCTGCGTCTTGATGGCGGTCGTTTCATAGTACCGCACAACGTCTTGCAGCACGCCAGGGATCGAAAGCAGGTGCGCCGGGATAGATGCCAGCGGATTGTCTGGCGTGACGCTGGTGGTGCGTTTGGATGGCAGCACGCCGGGAGTTGCTGCCTTGCCGTGGTCAGTCTCGGCTTGCTTCTGGGGCGTCCACTCATGGCTCGGATCGGTCGTGATGTTGAGGAAGGCGGCTGCGTTCTTGATCGCCGCACTCATATTTCCGCCATGCTCGAACTGGAGGTAAAGCTCGAAGCAATCGAAGGCGTGTTCGTTGCCGAACGGATCGGAGCCGTGATGGCTGAATGCCGTGTTATTGTCGAACACATTGCAACCGGCCAGCTTGGTCCCGCTGTTCGGGCTTAGATACCGATTCGGTGCGGTGCGCTTGTAGCCATACTTGACCAGCAACTCACCGATATTGTGCGCCGCATTATAGGCATCGATCACCGATGTGCCGGGATTAGGTGCGCGAACCCGAACCGGGGCCTGATACTCGGGCCTGATCTTCCACGGGCATAGGTCCATCATTTGCGGGCGCAACTTGTCCCATTCGTCCCACATGACTTGAAGTTGCTTCGGCAGGATCGGAATCTGATCGAACGGCAAGCCCTCCCACACATAGGGCTGCATCGTGTCAGGATGGATCGACGGCGGCAGAACATCTTGCACCGGCCCACCGCGAAGCTCGAAGACAGTCGTGTTGCCACGGCCATCCTTGTTCGGCCACGCGATGGAGTGCCGGGATAGGTCATCCCGATGGGCGCGGAAGATCAATTTGCCTCGGCCCTCACGCCCACGGATTCTGGCAGTTGACGCCATCAAGGCGTCAAGGTCTAGCCCCAGCCCATCGAAGATGATTCGCGTCCATTCCATGTGATCGATGTCAATGGCGCAGGTGCCGGTCCATTGATGGATGAGACCGACATTCCAAGTCGGATTCTTGGAGTAGAAGTCGATGGCACCTTGTCCGGTGAGTGCCTTGTCTTTCTGGTTCCATGCATAGCTGGTCGGCCCCTTCTGCCCTGCCGGGATCGGGACGAGATACCAGCCGAGTTCGGTGTATTGCTTGATGCTCGCGGTGATGGTCATTTATGTGCGGCCTTCAAAAAACTCCGTCAGCAGCTTGATGGTCTCGTATCGAGCGCCGGGAGCGCCATCCCGAATCGCTTTGATCGTGTTGTAGGAAAGGCCGGTGGCCTTGACGATTTCGGGAATGTCAGCCCCGGTAAGGCGGGCACGAATCTCTTCGATGGATAGCATGGTCAGTCTCCTGTTTGATGATTGCAATTTTTTCTATTGCACGCATTTCAGAAATATGCAATAAGCCATTCCGTTGAGAGAAAAGGAGTTGCCATGAGCAGCAATATTACAGGGCTGTGCGGGGCCTGGCTTGAAGCCAAACGCCGCGAAGACGAAGCCATCGAGGCGCGTCGGAAGATCGAGCAAGACATCACTGAAGCACTGGATGCCAAGACCGAAGGCGCGATCACGCACAAGGTCGATCCGTATAAGGTGACGCTCACCCAGCCGATCTATCGCAAGATCGATCTAGCAATTTGGGAGACCGTCAAGCACGACATGCCCGCCGAGGCTTGGCCGATCAAGGTCAAGATCGAGGTGGACGATGCCGGATGCAAGTGGCTTCTCAAGGAGCGGCCCGATCTCTGGTCCATCGCTGCCAAGGCAATCACGGCAACGCCGGGAAAGATCGGCGTCAAGGTGGTGGCGGAATGATCCCGGCATTGGACTTGTACTCTGTTGCTGATGCGTTGCAAAACGCACGCGACCGCATCATGCAAGCTAGGGGCAGCATCAATCGCAACCGTGAGATCGATCTTGCGATTGAGAATATACGGGACGCGATGAAACTACTCGGAATGAAGGAGGCCGAGACGAATGGCAATTGATCTGAAGAAACTAGAGCGCCCGAAAGGGCAACGGCCCATCATCGCCACCTTCTTTGGTGAAGGCGGAATGGGCAAGAGCACGCTGGCTGCGATGTTCCCGAGGCCGGTGTTCATCCGCACCGAGGACGGCACGGCATCCCTTGCTGGCAACGATGAAGTGATGCTTTTTCCGTTGGTCTCTTCGAGCCAGGAAGTGCTTGATCAGATTGAAGCACTGGCAACGCAGGAGCACGACTTCAAGACGGTCGTGATTGATAGCATCACGCAACTTGCCACGCTCATCGAGCATGAGATCGTCGCAGCCGATCCCAAGGCGAAGTCAATCAACCAAGCCGGTGGCGGTTACGGAGCGGGCTACAACACCGCTGCCGAGAAGCACCGGCAAGTGCGGGAATGGGCTGGGGCTTTGGCCTACGAACGCGGCATGAACGTTGTCTTCATCGGCCACGCTGACACCGAGACGCTTGATCTGCCAGACTTCGATCCGTTTGCCAGATACACGGTGCGGATGCACAAGAAGTCATTGCCACATTACACCGACAACGTGGACCTGGTGGGCCTGATCCGGCTCAAGACCTACGTTCGAGGTGATGGCGACAAGAAGCGGGCGATCAGCACAGGCGACCGGGAAATCATCTGCTTCCCGCAAGCCTCGAGCGTCACCAAGAACCGTTTCAACATCACCCAGCCACTGCCGTTCACCTTCGAGAGCGGCAACCCTTTCGAAGCCTTTGTAGCAAAGTAGGAGAAGAGAATGAGACTGAATGGATTTGATGCGAATGTCGTGGAGCCGAGTGCGCCGCGCGAAACGATCCCGGCTGGCAAGTACAAGGCCGTGATCACGAAGTCGGAGGAGCGCCCCACCAAAGCACAGACCGGCTCGATGCTGGTGCTGACCTGCCAGATCATCGAGGGGCCGCACCAAGGCGTTAGCCTGATGGACCGGCTCAATCTCAACAACCCGAACAAGACGGCGGAGGAGATTGCCCAGCGCACGCTCTCGGCCATCTGCCGGTCGGTTGGTGTGATGATGCCGAACGAGAGTTCCGACCTCCACGACAAGCCGCTCATGATCACGGTCAAGGTGAAGCCCGCAGAGGGCAATTATCAGGCATCGAATGAGATTGCCGGATATGAACCGTGCGAAGGTGGAGCACCGGCTGCGGCACCTGCGGCAGCAGCAACGCCACCCTGGAAGAAGAAGTAAGGAGAAACGGGGCGGCTCTCACGGGTCGCCCCTATTACGAGGGAAGATTGTGCAGCATGGATCATATTAGAGATTACTGGAAAGACCCGGCCAAAAAAAAGGCTAGGCTTGAAAAAATGGCGCATACACGATTTCTAAATAAACAGATTGAGATGAAGCGTCGGAGCCAACAGCTCTCTGAGTTCGATGAATTGTCAAGATCGATTGTACGTTTAAAAAAACAAAAAGATGAACTCGAAGCAAATATCAAACAGCTACTTCCACAAACAAAAACAATATTTGAAGACGCATGCTTGACGGATATTACGATCCATAACGAGTTTGAAATAATTGCAGCATCTATACCGTTTAAGCCTCTGTGCGGAATCTACTTTTTGATAAAAGAGAAAAAAGTTGTTTATGTTGGGCAATCGGTAAATGTACCGGCCAGGGTTGCATCGCATTTTCATGACAAGAAAAAATCTTTTGAGAATGTCGCGATTATTGAGTGTCATCCAGATCAATTAGATGTCTGGGAGACCTTGTATATCCATTTGTTGAGGCCAGAACAAAATGGAAAAGGCAACACAGAATCGGGAAAGACAACCCCTATGAGCCTAAAAAAGATTATACTTCAGATAAACACTAATAAAAAAGAGGAATTGGACAGGAGACACATCAAAATTGCAAATGGTTTTTACGAATCATGACCACCGACACCTATGCAATCGAACGCCTGATGAAGCAGCAGCTGGACGGCAACTTCTGGAGCTTTGATGTCGAAGGCCGGATCGTCTGGAATGATGTTGCTGTTGACTTCATCCCGCAGTTCAAACGCTACACATGGACGGACGGCGAGGAAGATCGGCCCAAGGCGCAAATCGTTCGCCGCGATTGGTCGATGGAAGACTTTCAGCGAATGGAGAAACTGCGGATCAAGGGCCGGTCATGGAAAGACATTGCCAGGAACTTTGGCGCAAGCGACACAGCCACGAGCGACTATTACAAGCGGGTCATTGCCCAGCAAGATGCAAACATGACCAAGGAAGTCACGATTAGGCGGATGAAGATCGTCAAGTGGCTGCATGATAAAGCCACACCAGTCAAAACCATTTGCCTGTTGATGGGCTACGAGCGAAGGTTGGTTGAGAGCGTGACAGGGAGAGAATAGGAATGAAACTCGACATGACATCGCCAATCGTAAAGGCGATCTATCAGCGATACGAAGACAACCGCCGCAACGCACACAGGCCGCATCTTGGCGGGTCGCAGATCGGCAACACTTGTGCTCGCGCGCTTTGGTATCAATTCCGGTGGACTCATACCGAGAAGCACGAAGGCCGCATCTTGCGTCTCTTCGAGACTGGAGAACGCGAGGAAGGGCGGGTGATCCAGAACCTGCGCGCCGCCGGTTGCACGGTCTGGGATCGCGATCCGGCAACAGGCCAGCAGTTCCGATATACGGCAGTTGGCGGGCATTTCGCGTTGAGCCTGGACGGAGTTGTTGAAGGCTTGCCGGAAAGCACCAAGGTCCACACGCTCGAAGTGAAGACCATGAGCGAGAAGTATTTCAAGGTGCTGTGTAATCTCGGCGTCGAGAAGGCAAAGCCGATCTATTATGCACAGTGCCAGATCGGAATGCACTTGAGCGGGCTAGATCGCTGCCTGTTCATTTCTGTCAACAAGAACACCGATGAGATTTATGCCGAGCGGTTGAAGGTCGATCATGCCTTTGCAGAGGGGCTTATCGAGAAGGCCAGAACGATCATATCGACCGAACGGCCACCGCTTGGCATCAGTAACGATCCGGCATGGTTTGAATGCAAGTTCTGCCCTTATCATTCGATCTGCCACGGAGACGGTGCAGCGGAACTGAACTGCCGCACATGCGCCTTCTCCACGGCAGAGGCTGAAGGTTGGTCCTGCGCCAGGCACAAGAAGGCACTCGATGAGATCGACCAGCGCAGCGGCTGCGGTGATCACATCTACAATCCGGCGCTGGTGAAACTGCCCGTGCATGATAGCGGAGAGGACTGGATCGACTACATCAACGAAGACGGCGAGATTGTGCGGAACAAGGGCAGGGAGTTCAAGTGACAATTCACTATCACGGAACGCCTTTGACGCCGCGCGACCAACTCTGGAAGATGGCAGGAAAGTCGTTTTGCGTTTCATTCGCGCATCCGGCAGATGCTGATATATGCCTTCGCATCGGCCAGTCAGTGATGTGGGACAATGGCGCATTCAGCCTGTACACAAAAGGCAAGGTCGTGAACTGGACTGCGTTCTACAAGTGGCTTGAGCCGCGCCTTGGTCATCCACACTGGGCTGTCATCCCTGACGTAATCGACGGCGATGTAGATGCCAACGCAAGGCTTGTGGATGAATGGCCCTTTCCTGCTTCATTCGGAGCGCCTGTTTGGCATATGGCGGAACCGATTGATGTGCTTCTGAACTTCGCCCAGCGTTTTTCGCGCGTGTGTTTCGGCTCCTCGGGAGCATTCTGGCAAGTTGGCTCCGATAGTTGGTGCCGAAGGACTGATGAGGCATTTAATCAATTGTCGAAACGCGGTTCAATTCCTTGGATTCATATGCTGCGCGGCATGGCTGTGACTGGCAAAAGATGGCCTTTTGCTAGTGTTGACAGTGTGAATGTGGCTCGAAACTATAAGGACACAAACTCGTGTCCAGAAGCAATGGCGCGTGTCATTGATGCCGTGCAATGCCCTGCTAAATGGACTTTAACACATCAACAAATGGAACTGATAGCATGAAGATTCTGGCTTTTACTGCATATCTTGCAACCATACCTGCCGCCAACTGGCTGATCAGCAACGCTGGCACCGTTTGCGTCCCTGATGGGCCGTGCCTGATCCCGGTCGGTTTTGGATTGATGGCACCATCTGGTGTGCTTATGATTGGCGCTGCCCTCGTTTTAAGAGATGCAGTCCAGCAGGTACTTGGTATACGCTGGGCATTAACCGCAATTGCATTCGGTGTGATCCTGTCAATCCTGGTGGCCCCGCCTGCGCTTGTCATCGCCAGTGCCACGGCTTTTGCCATTGCGGAACTGATGGACCTATCTGTCTACACCCCGCTTCGGAAGCGCAATCTAAGCTTAGCCGTGCTGGCGTCGGGTGTTGTGGGAGCTGCTGTCGATTCGACCGTGTTCCTGTGGGTGGCTTTTGGCTCTCTGGACTTCATCGCGGGCCAGCTGGTCGGCAAGCTTTGGATGACTGTGATCGCTGCAATCTTCTTGATGATTTATAATCGCAAAATCAATGCTTGAACTTCGCCCCTATCAACGCGCTGCCATTGACGGTCTATACAATTATTGGTCAGACAAGAAGGGCGACAACCCGATCATCGTCGCTCCGACTGGCTCTGGCAAGAGCCTGATCATCGCGCACCTGATCAAGGATGCGATGAGTTATCCCGGCACGCGCGTTCTGATCTTGACGCATGTCAAGGAGTTGCTTGAGCAAAACGCCAGTGAGTTGTTGGCGCTTTATCCCGAGGCAGATGTCGGCTTTTATAGCGCCAGCCTCAAGAAGAAGGTGCTGCGGAAGCCGATCACATTTGCGGGCATTCAGTCGATCCACAAGAAGGCCTATCAGATGGTCCCAACGCCTGATCTGGTAATCGTGGACGAGGCGCACCTGATCCCGAAGAACTACGGCACACGCTACAACAAGTTCCTCTCGGACCTTCGCATATGCAATCGCGGTGTTAAGGTGGTCGGTCTTACGGCCACGCCCTACCGGCTCGATAGTGGCTGGCTGCACGAAGGCGACAACGCGATCTTCGACGGCATTGCATACGATATTCCGGTTGCCGATCTCATGGAGCAGGGATTCCTGGCCCCGGTGATTAGCAAGAGCGGCGTCAAGACCATCGACCTATCGAACGTCGGCAAGCGCGGCGGAGAGTATATCGAGAGCGAACTAGCCAAGGCTGCATCAGACCCGGAATTGGTAACAGAAACAGTTGCAGAAATCGTGCGCTATGGTGCGGAGCGAAAAGCGTGGTTAGTCTTCGCTTGCGGCGTCAATCACGCCGAGTTGCTCCGCGCCGAGTTCGAGACGCATGGGATCGAGGCGGATGTCGTGACTGGTTCCGATGGCATGAGCGCACGCACCGACAAGATCGAGCGGTTCCGGCGTGGCGAGAGCAAGTGCCTGATCAATGTGAACGTGCTGACTACCGGATTCAATGTCCCGCATGTCGATCTTGTGGCAATTGTAAGAGCCACCGAAAGCACTGGCCTTTACATCCAGATTGTCGGACGCGGCACACGCATTGCGCCGGGGAAAGAGAACTGCCTGGTGCTGGACTATGGCGACAACGTGATGCGCCACGGCTTCATCGACAAGATCAAGCCGAAGATCAAAGGCCGCACCGAAGACGGTCAAGCCCCGGTCAAGAAATGTCCGGAATGTTTGACTGTCAATCATGCCGCCGTTAGAGTGTGCATTGAGTGCGGCCATGAATTCCCGCCTCCGCAGTTCAATCACGGAACGAAGGCATATTCTGGCGCGATGATCTCCACACAGGTACAGGCCGAATGGGTTGACGTTAATGATGTGGGCTATTCCCGCTGGCGCAAGGAAGGCAAGCCGGACAGCATCCGCGTCACATATTATTGCGGCCTGATCAAAGTGTCCGAATGGCTATGCCCTGACCACGGAGGCTATGCTGCGGAGCGATACCAGAAGCGGATTCCATCGCTAGGCGCGTCTGCCATGACCACTGAAGACGCCATGCAAGAGTGCGACCACTGGATCAAGCCGCGCAGGATAAAGGTGAAGCAGAATGACAAGTTCCACGACATTGTACAACTCGACTATAGCCAGCCAAAGCGGCTCACCGCCGAAGAGTTGGCAGAACTTCAAGAGCCGCTGTTCTGATTGCATGAGCCTATACGATGCTCGATATTGCACTCATTGGCGTGACGTTGTACCTGATGATGTCCAGAAAGAAGGCTGCGATGCGTTCAACGGTTTCCCTCCCTTCTGAGCATGACGAGCAAGCCGGATTCGTTCAATGGTTCCGCGCCAAGTGGCCTCGTGTATTGATCTTTGCAATACCAAACGGCGGCAAGCGCAACATCTCGACGGCAAAGAAGCTGAAGGCCGAAGGCGTTGTTCCTGGCGTGCCAGACTTGTTTATTCCGGCATGGGGAATCTGGATCGAGATGAAACGCCAGAAAGGCGGGCGCACTTCATCGGATCAAGACGGCATGATTTCATACTTGGAAAGCATCGGCCATCACGTTATTGTTGGCTATGGCGCAACCGATGCCAGCGACAAGCTGCTGTCTTTGTTGAATATGAGCGGGGCGGCGACTAAAGGAGGATAGCCACCGCCCCTAGCATCCGGGGGAGCAAACCGGATGCTTACATTAACGATTGATTGAGAATTCTAGTCTAGGCTTGCCATAGTTTCAAGGAGGAACATCATGGCTAAATATGAATACGATGCCACACAAGAGCAGTGGCTTCATGGTGATCCGGGCGTGCTGTCCGGTTCAGTGGCCGCTGCTGATCAGCGGTATGCCAAGTCTACCCAGGTCAGGGAGAGCTGTGCCCCTCGGCTCTCCCTGATCGACTGGCTGATCTGCGGCCCAATCATGGTCGGTCTTGGCTTCCTGATAGGAGTTTACTGGCCGTGATGAGGTATCTTGTTTTGATCGCCGCGATGACGGCTGGAAGTGTCTTGGCACATGCTTCGGATGCGACTCGATTGGTTACATCGGAGGCAAGACGGCAAGGCGTGCCGGTCGGGTTCGCCTTGAAGATGGCAAAGATCGAGAGCGGTGTTCGATGCCACAACCACAACAAGCGAAGCAGTGCATCCGGCCCCTTGCAGGTGCTTCGCGGCACAGCGCGGGATATGGGCTACCGTGGCGACATCCGGCGGGCTTCGTGCGCTACGCAGACGCATTATGGCATGAAGCACTTGGCTATGTGCTGGCGCGGAGCGCGAGGCAATGCGGCGTTGGCAAAACGATGCCACCAGGTTGGCGTGTCTGTGTTGTACGGCAAAAAGAAGAGGAGGCGTTGATGACCAGAGAACCTGATCTTGAAACCGTCAATCGCGCATTGGGCGAGACGGTGAGAAAATTGCAGCAAGACTTGGTTGATGCTGACAGAAGAATCCGGCGGCTTCGAGAGGAGTTGGCAGAGGCACATAGAGCAGCGGCAATAGCCGCAGGGAGGGATTGGTGAGCAAGCCCATCTGGATTCGACTTCGCAGCGTGCTTGAACGGGATGCTGATGCAACATCGGTTGAGTTGAGCCGTGAAAGCGCGGAGGAAATGCTGGCCGAGATCAAGCGGCTCACCGCAGAGAACGAGAAGCTGAAGGCGGCGTTGCGTGAGTGCGAGGCGGAATTGAATGCCTACTACCGAATGGAATATCCGGGCAGTCACCCATACAGCCAGCAGGAACTGGCGCAGGCAATGGCGTCCAATCCTGCCACCGTTGCACTCTCAGGGGACAAGCATGAGTGAAGGAATGGATGACGACCGATTCGCTCACATGCTCAAGCTCTCAACGGTTTACATCTCAGTCCTCAAGAGCCGATGTCTGTTTGATGATATGAGAGAGGCAGACAATTCCGAAGAACACAATGCCTTGAACTGTCTGGAGATCGTGGCCGATACTTTCGTGGAAATGCAACGCAGACTGAGCGCGAAACCGAAGTTTAAGGTCAAAGCCCGCGCCGCACTCTCAGGAGACAAGCAATGAGAAACAAATATGCCGGATGTTGTGCTGATTGCCGAAATTATGTCGCGGTCGGTGGTGGATACTTTGAACGCCGTTCTGGCCGCTTCGTGGTGCGCTGCATGGCGTGTGTTGTGAGGACTAAAGAAGCTGCTGGTAAACCGCTGAGTGACGCGCAGTGGGAGTTTGTTCAACAACAGAAAGACGCACGCACATGACCACCACTCCAGAGCAGATAGAGGCTGTCGCGCGGGCGATTGCAAACGATGACGACTGGTGGGAAGATTATACTCTTTACGCTGAACGCGCCATCGACACCATCACCAGCCTCATCGCCGAGGTGGAACAGAGCGCAACAGACCTTGAGGAATACAGGCGTGATGTGGAACGGCTGCGGGCGGCGCTGCTGGTCGCGCGCAAGTATGTGTTGGTGCAGTCGTGCGAGTTGTCTCTTATGCCGGATGACGCGGCAAGAGATCTTGATGTTATTGATGAGGCGTTGGAGGTAGATGATGATTGAACTTGGTAAGCAGTATCAGACTACAGATGGCTGCGAAGCCCGTGTCTATGCGGTTGATGTAGGTGGCACCTATTCTGTTCACGGGGCAATTAAAAGGAACGGCGTGTGGGTTGTAACCGCATGGTCAAAAGAAGGCCACTGGAGCAATGGATATTCCATAAACGACCTCGTTGAAGTGAAGCCCCGCATCCAGCGTGAGGTGTGGCTGAATGTGTACAATGGTAGATTGTGTACAGGATACCCAAGTAAAGAAGAATCAGATCGCGCCTCATCATATGACCGCATCGCCTGTGTGAAGGTGGTCATTGATTGCGAAGAGGGGGAGGGACTGTGATGTGTTGCGCGCAATATGAATGGGACCCGAAAGAGAAGCCGAATGGTAAGTGTCCTGATTGTGATGAGGATACAGTGGACGGCGTTGCTTATCGCCAGTGCGCTTATTCTCCGGTGGAGTGCAAAACTTGTAACCATAGCCCTTGTGATGGAAGTTGCTGATGATCAGGCCTGAACAGATGCCTGATAAGGTGGTGGAGGCCGTGGCGCGCTACCTCTGCATAGAGGATGGCGTGCCGCTTGAAGATGTTGACGTAACGTGGCCTGCCTATGAACAGCAAGCCCGCGCCGCTCTCACCGTAGGGCTGGCAGCGTGGCCGGGGGCGCATGAACGTACAGATGATTGGTGTACACCACCGGATCATAATCTCATCCTCCCCCTGACACAGGAGAACAACAATGACTGACATCATAGACGAACGCGAGAAGACTCACGGCGATTATTATCAAGTGTCTATGATGGCACAGGAACTGAAGGACGCCATGCGGCGTGGCAAGAAATGGAGAATACTAGACGATATGCAGCGCGAGACGCTGGAGATGATCGCCAGCAAGATTGGCCGCATCCTGTCAGGTAATCCGCACGAGTCCGACCATTGGCGTGACATCGCGGGCTACGCCACGCTGATCGAGCGGTGGCTTACCTCTTGCACCGCTTCCGATGATGATCCCACTCGCCGCCACGGCGGATGCAATCCCGCCACGCCTGCTCCTGTTCGGGAGGCATCCGTTTGGCAAGAAAAGGCAACGATGCCTTAAACATAACAACGCCAAGGCCGAACCAAAAGGATGGCCTTTGAGCGACGAGAAAGCCGCCAGCGCCAATGCCGATCAACAGCACGACGATGGCGGCAATCTCGATCCAGTTCACTTCTTGGCCCAGATAGACCAACCAGCGGCGAAGATAACTCCCAGTGCGCCGATGATCTCGTTCATGGCGGTAGAGTCAATAACTCCGGTGCCGACAACATAGCCGCCACCAGCCGCGAGAACGGCGCGAACAACGCCCCAGACCATTTCTTTTGTCATCACTTACTTCCTTTTGTTGTGCCGGGATATTGCTTCCACGGCAGTTGAAAATGCGGGCCGTCCTTGAACGTCTTCCAATCAGCACCTGCTTCAAGCGGAACTTTCTCCTTCTTGGCGGCTGCCTTCATGCGCTTGGCTAGGCTATCGTATAAAGGCCAATCCCAGCGCACCGCGCCCTTGATCGTGCAGGCCAGATCAACCGCGTGTGAAAAACCATTTGCCGAAGGAATGTGGCGGGACCGTAACGTCTTTGATGCGCCCTTCGCCTTGAGAATTTTCTGCTCTTCAAGAGTGCGAACGCCGCAGGTGACGATGAAGCCTGTGTCTGCGTCCTTCCAGTCGCCAGCGCATCGATTGACCACACGCACCAGATCGGGATGAACGCCTTTTAGCTTGGCGAAGGATGCGCTGTTGAGCTTCATTTGCGTAATGCCTCTTCGATGCTGTCCAGCTTCGCCATGATGGCGCGGCTTGTCTCACGAATCTCCTTAATCTCTCGATCATGCGCTGTACGCGATGTTTCGGTCTGCGCTTGCAGGACGGCGATGGCAGTCTCGTGCGCCTGTTGCTGGCGGTAGATCACCCAGACAAACGCGGACACTGGCGCGATGATCCATTGCATGATGGCCCCGAGCACCTTGAAGGTCTGATCGTCAATCATGGAACACCATTCATATCTTGACTGCGTATTGGTTGAGCATGAAGTCAATCGCCAAGCCGCTGTCTCCAAATAAAAGCATCTCTGTCGGAGGCAATGGTTGCCGCGCAATGCTGACCGTTCCGCTTCCAATGATAAGCGAAAGCGATTGCGTAGGTTGCTCTTGGTTCATGTCCAGACTGATGGTCTGAGCCGGATTGTTGACGATTAGCGAAACAGTCATGTCGTGATGTCCTCGCGCACATCTATCTTGAATGTTTCGGTGCTTTCAACGCCTCCACTTGTGAACTGTATGTCGCAATACATGATGCTGTCGTTGTCTTCATCAGACACCGGCCACAATGCGGTATTCGCTGCCGTCTGCGAGAGCGTGAAGCTGCCAGTTGCCGGTGCGCTGATTGTCACCGTCAAGGATTGCGAAAAGCCGCCATTCCGCACCATTGCCGCAACCGTGTAACCGATAAGGCTAAACGATGCCGGAACTGCGGTCAGACGCTGGCATGACAACGAAAGAGTATCGCCGCGCTTGAATGTGATCGTTTTGGTGATGGGCGTTGCCATTGATTTATTCCTTTATGGCAGTGAAGCATATTCGCGGCGGCGGAACATCCAGATTTTCCCGGCAGCTATGCTGTCGCCGGTGAACGATATGCGAGCGCGCAATATTTTCTGTGCTGGCGTGTCATGCATGGCTGAATCTGCGTCAATATTCGAGCTAAATGCGCCATTCCTGTAGCTCATTGTCATGACAAAATGAGAAGTACTCTCAAGTCTTGGGAAATAAAATTCTGCATGATAGCCAAAGTCTTGAGTATTAGTTCCCTCCTCTGACTGTCTGACCAATCGATATACTGCATCTGTTTGCTTGAATGCCTCCATTTGAAGCCTGCGATCAGTAAACCCGGCAGCGTTATGCCTTAATCCCAAAGCCAAAATGCGGTATTCGTAGCCATCTACGAAATCAGGCGTCACAACACTAGGGACTGTTCCAGTCACTGCGTGATCATAGATCAACCCAGTCTTGCCATCGCCAATCGTCACCTTATCATACGGATGCCAACCAGAAACCATCACAGGTGCGCCAGAAGATGCTTCTGCAATAGCCGAGGGGTTGTCTCGCAATGCCGTCACGGTAGTGCTAGACGGAATGCCGCCGACGGCCACTGCTGCGTTTGAGATGCTCGTCCATGTCGTCATCAAAGCCACCTGTACGGTTGAGGAGTCCCGCTTCCATCATTACCACTATCATCAAGCCAACGCCACGGCTGGGCAACGCCATTGGCATCGTCGCCACTGTCATCCAACCATGTCCAGAGAACGCCGCCCTTCTCATTGTCTTCCGCTGTAAAGCGGTATGTCAGGCCGTTGCGGGCTACCTCTGCCGAGGTGATAAGCCACTCGCCATCGCGCGGCGCACCTGTGAAATCGACATCCAAATAATGCCGTATCTGGACAACCGATCCGGTCCAGATATTCGCGGCATCCTTGGCCGATAGATCAAAGGTGATTTCCTTGCGGACATCCGAGAAGCGGTCAAGATAGGTCTGTGCCAATGAGTTAGCGATTGCCTGTGTGCTAATGAACCGGCAGAACAATTCCCTGATCTGCGGTTCGCCGCCGTACTGCACTTGTTTCAAAACATCGATGTAGACCGAGACGCGGGAATAGTTGCTCTTCTCTGTCACGCTTGGAATTGGCGTGCGTTGCAAGTAGTAGACATGCGTCTGAGAAGCGCGCTCTTCCGGCTTCTCTTCGATTGAGAAGCTGCCAGCAACAATCGCATCGTCATCAGTCAAAAGCGTAGGAGACGGCTGCGGCCTCACCGGCTCCATGAGAATCTTCTGGACGCGCTCATCCCACCATAGATTCGAGACGGCCTGGAGGCACACCTCGGCTAGAAGTTCTTCGATCTTGTCAGGATCGGTGATCCATGCCGTGAAATTGTAGTCTGGTCGATATGTGGTCTTTGCCGTCGCCCAATCCGTGAAGTTGATGTATTTCGCAGGGATGCCGCCCCAATTGACAAGAAGGTCATAGAGGATTTCGTGGAATGGCGTAGCGTTGTAATAAAGCACGCGCTGCACACGGTCGTTCTGACTTTGAGCCGCTGCCGTTGTTCCAGCCAAGCCTCGTGTCAGCCCATCGAAATAGATGTTGCCGCCGGTCGTTTCATAACGCTGGGCATATTGGATCACCTCGCTGTTGATCCTGACATAGCCAGCCGCAGGATAGTCGCTCAAGGTTGCGCCAGCCACGGTCATGGCCGTTGCCACGTTGGTGATGTTCGAGGCCAGTTCGCCACGGCTCAGATACGGTGCCGTCAGGTTGGTATCCGTGATCTTTCGCAGGATGTCCTTGGCAGTGATCGAAACGCCATTGCGACCAGCGTCTATCTTCTCGATCACATACTCCCGCTGCGTCATGGCCGAAAGCGGCTGGCCAATCAGTCCCTCGTAAATGTTGAGCGTGTATCCGATGTGATACGGATTACGGGCAAGCCACTTGCTCCAGAAACTGCCGATCTGATCCGGATCATAAGCCCTCGTGGAAACGTAGGGATCGGTGCCTACGTCATTCCAAGGGAAGTCCTTGATGCGGACATTGCTCACTGCGCGATAGCCTAGCGGGCTTTTATTGCGCGATCCAGAGGCCACGTTTAGGACGGTCGGAGCCGTCTGATAGTTTTGCATCGCCGGGATAGCAAGTGCGGGCTGGTAGATGTAATCAATCAGGAACGGATCGCCCGATTCGGTGACGAGCGTGTTGCCATTCTCGGTCAGCAGATTGGTGTTGTTATCTTGCCACTCGTAAACGTCATCGTTGACAAACCGCAGCGTCAGTGACTTGCTCAGATCAAGAGCCGATAGGAACTTGCAGGTGCGGTCCGTGTTCCAGCAAGCATCGCCCGTTGCATTGCAAGGCGAGACGCCGAACGTGCGGGAGCAGAGCGGCTGGATGATCTCGACAATCTCGACGGGACGCGCTGCAAAAGTCATTAGTAATATCCCGTGACGCCGAGACTGACAGAGCGATAAGCCTTGATGCCCATGTTCACCGGTTCAACGTCTCGGTCGGTCCAGACGAAGCCGACATCGGTTGTGATCTTCGATGGATTGCCAGCGATGAAGAATGGCTGCAATGGCAGCGTCTTTGCGAACGGCTCGAAGTAGGTATCGTACCAAGCCGTTGTCAGATATTCCCAATCGTAAGATGTGGTGACAGCGCGCCTCTTGATGATGCGCCCAAGCCATTGGCCGGTCTCGGAGAACTGTTGCTGTGCTTCGGTGACGCGGTTGAGGTTCAGCGGCCTATGCCCTCCGTAGATCGGAATAGGCATTTGCAATGCAGCGCCCGCGCGGATGATGCCGACTGCGATGTCCGTGCCATCGTTTACGTTCACCCGCACTTCTCGAACAGTGTAGAGCGCCCCAGCGTTATTGAAGAACACCGCGATGGTCGAGTTGTCAGTTGGCGAGATCGTCGCACGAGTGGTGTGACCACCGCCGACTGTTGCCGCCGTGGAAATCGTGACTATCTTGCCAGATAGGTTGTGCGCTGCAATGAAGACGCAATCGATAGATACGTTTGCCGCTGCCACAAGCGTCCAGTTATTCGAGCCTGGTGCAAGCTCCCACCGCTGCGATGTGTAGTCATTGGCAGCATAAGCCGGATTGGTTCCATCTCCAGAGACAGTGCCGGTCATCATGTCCCACAAGATGCGGGCATGGTTTAGCGGTTCATTGGTGGAGACGGTATATCCGGCTGTGCTTATGGTCATGATGTTCCCAATGCCCCGGCAGCAATAATCCAATTTGTACCATCACAGACAAGCATTACCCATGCGCCATCACCACCAGTTGCCGGAATGATTGCTGATCCGGCTGATACACCACCGCGCGGCACAACATTTGTTGATGCGGAGCTAACTGCAAAAGCGCCACCGACATTGGTGATGATTAGAATACGCCCTGTGTTTGTGGCAGCAGCAGGAAGTGTGATTGTGTTGGATGAGCCACGATTAGAGATGATGAATGTCACACCATCCGCGACCGTGTAATCTGTGGTGACAGTCACTGGAGCAGCAAGGGCAAACGATCCGTTCACCTGCAGCTTCGCCGTTGGCGTTGCCGTGCCGATGCCAACGCGATCCGTGGATGCGTCTACGAAGACAAGGTTGGCATCGGTGTCGCCCTCAATGCGTTGGTCTACGTCAGCGCCAGCATCATTGAAGACATTGGCCCCTGCAAACGATGCCGCAGGAACATTCTGAAACAACTCCGCGCGCGTCTGCTTCTTGGTCTCTGGGACACTTGTGTCCACCACCACATAGAGATCATCGGTGGCCGTGTTGGCCCCGGTCAGTGCTGATAGTGCGCTGATCTTGATGTCGGCCATCAGGCTATCACTCCGCGAATTGTGCCGCCGTTGCGCTGCGTGCTGTTAAGCTGATCGATGAACTGCCTAGCGAACTTCTCACCAAAGCCCATCGGATCATTCATCATTGTAAACTGGAACGTGGTCGTTGGCGATGCCGCTGCCGGGGCTGCGGATGCACCACCACCGCCGCCTCGACGGCCACCGCCTCCACCACCACCGCCTCCACCACCGCCGCCGCCTTCGGAGACGCCCTTGATAGCCGCCACGGCACTCATGCCCTTGGCAAAGACAAGAGCATAAGCAGCAAACTTGTCAGCAGGAGTAAGGCCAACCTTCATTGCGTCAACGGCTGCTACAATTGTGGAAACAATGGCCTGTGCTGCCCCCATGGCTTTGGATACTTTAAGAAATTTTTTCCCGCCCGCTTGAGCTGCCGCTTGAAGTGATGCAAAACCATCTTGAACACTTGTAAGGTCATCTTTGACCTGCATCAATCGAATGTTGTGTAGATCGGCAGAATGTTGCTCCGCACGCTGCCGCATTAGTTCTTTGAACTCTGCATCGAGTTCATCCTTGCCGGTCAAATGCCCGCGAAGCAATTCCATATCTGCGGCATATTCGGCTTCAAGAATTTCCCGCTCAGACTTAAAGCCTTCGCGGATCGATTCAAGCCTAGCCATATAGAATGCGTCCACCTCTTGCGATGGTGCAACGCCAGGGACTATATCCTTGTTTTTGTTATCCTCTTCGGTTTTTATGTTAGCGCCACCGCCGCCGCTATCTGTGCCGAAAAGAGTTTCCTTGATTTTCGGCATGGCATTGCCGACTGCTGTTGAGAACGAGCCTACATAATCAGTCCCAGCTCGTGCTCCCATATCAGCCATCAGTTCATTGATGCTTTTTATATTGTCTGCGAACTTGTTTTCATATTCAGATATTGAGACAGGATCAAATGGCTCAAATTTCATCCCTGTATAATCAGAAAGGCTATTCGCCAAATCGACTACTGTGTTCAGAGATTTGATCGCTCCATTAACCATTGTGTTGATTGCGCGGAATGTAGAGTTAACTACACCTACAAGAGAAGATGCAACCATGTTTCCTAGATTTTCTAGGTATGCTCCAAAGTTTACGAACGATCTTATGATGAAGTTAACCGAATCTTTTATAATGCCAACCACATCAACGCCAATCGCTGACTTGATGTCATCGCGGAACACAAAAGCTGCTACAGAAGCACCTGCCAACGCACCGACTATAAGTCCAATCGGATTTGCAAGCATTGCAAGCGTGATTGACTTGATGGCATTGGATATAGCAATCAGTCCACCTGCCGTAGTTGCCAATCCGGTCAGAACGGCGGGAGCATAGAACCCTGCGATTGCAGCAACAGCAATCGCTGCATAAGGCGCAATCTCTTGAATTGTACCGCCGAGCTTCACCATTGCCTCAGCACCGGCAACCGATACGTTCAAGAATGCTTGTGCTAGAGGAAGCGTGGCAGAGGCCAGCTTGATCATTGCCCCTTGGCCTACAGCTCCAAGATCGCTGATCGTATCGTTGAACTGTTCCGCCCTTTTGGCAGTGTCTTCCGAAATGGAAATCCCAAGATCGATTGCCCGCTGCCTCATTTGCTCAAGGCCAGCCGATCCGGCGTTGAGCATCGGGATCATTGATGCACCGGAACGTCCCAGCAATTCCATTGCTAGGGCTGTCTTTTGTGCGCCATCTGGGATTGACGCAAAGCGGTCCGCCAAGTCCATGAGAACTTGGTCCGTGCTACGCAGTGAGCCATCAGAATTCTGGATGGCTACGCCGAGTTGATTGAACAGATCAGCATTCGTGACCATGCTCTTGGACAGGAATCTCATTCCTGTTTCAAGATCGGTGAATGTCAGATCGGAAAGTTTCGCCGCATAAGAAAGTTCAGACAAAGCTTTGGTTGTAGAGCCAACTTTTTGGGCAGATTTGCCCACGGCATCGGCGAAATCAATTGCCGCCTTCCCAGCCGCGACAAACACACCAGCGGAAAGTGCCCCGGCGATCCCAGCCGCAGCGCCCTTCGCAAACCTGCTTAGTGAACTTTCAGCCTTGCCCAGTGCTCGATCAAGGCCGGTGGTATTGCCACTTATGGCAATTTCAATTCCGCTAGTTTGAGCCATGTAACAGTTCCTTTAATTCCTCTACATCGGCCCTAGTCAGTTTCCCGGCGTATGTTTCGCCTGGCTCTTTCGGCTTCTTCAACTCGTATTCTAACCACCACTCGGGAATGGTCATCTCCCAGAACTCGCTAGGCTGTATTCCCCATTCCCTCGCCCATAAATACATTCCGTTCCAGTCTAGTTCTCCATACTCTCCATGATCTTCGCCCTCGCCTTCGACTGGCTTTCGGTCTGGGCGTCTGGATTTTTTGACTTGTCTTCAGTCGGAGAGAACGATGTGAGCACAAGGCTGATCAAGGAAGTGATGCTCTCCTGATCGCCCGTTACAAGTTCCTCATAGACTTGTTCGTCCGAAACCTTGGCACCTGCCGACTGCAACATCTTAGAAAGAACGAAAGCGATGTGGCTGACAGGCGGGCGACCTTGGCTTGTGCGAACGGCGATGTCCGTGAAGGATATGTCGCCCATCTCAATGGATCGCATTAGCTTCATGGAAGGGACGAAGCGATACTCTTCACCCTTCCACTTGATTGTTAGCTCCCGAAAGATTGCCATGATTACGAAGCCGTGAACGTAATCGTGCCAGAGGACTGGATCGAGGCCGTGAAGGTCGTGGCGTCTGCCTGTTCGCCGGTCACAGCGAAGCTGGCAAGGAAGAAGTTGCCGGTGAACGATCCAAGGCCAAGCAGTTCGATGGTGTAGGCCTCGAGCAGCGCCGAGGCGGTGCCGACTGCCAGCGCCAGGAAGGTGGTGTCCTCAAGGATGCCTTCGACTTCGGCATCGATGGAGCGGACACCGACATCAGCCAGCATCTTGCGCCAACCGGCATCGTCCTTTTCGGTGATGTCAATCGGCTCGTTGTTGATCGTGAAGCTATCGGCACGCGCACCTGCGACGGCAGTTGAGCCGCGCTTGATGCGTACCTTGCGGCCAGAGATTGCAGCCATGTCTTTAGTCCTTTCTTAGGTCGTAATGGGTCCGACAATGTTGGAGAAGGCGACGGTTGATCCGACGCCGTTGGTGGCGGTGACGCGGCATCGGATATATTTCCCGACATCGGCAGCAGCAAGCACGTAGGTCAAGGCCGTTGCGCCAGAGATGTTGGCCCACGACGGGTTGTTCGGATCGGCGGCATTACCGCGCTGCCATGCCCGCGCAAATGTGATCGTCGCATCGCCCAGCCATGTTCCGTTTGTGGTGGTGAGCGTATCGCCTTCGTCCAGCGTGCCGGTGATCGCCGGAAGCACGGTGTTGTACGGGCCAATGGTGGCCGTCATGCTCTCGCCGCTCTCAAGGGTCGCGGTAAACGTCACCACGTCAGCTTGTTCCGCGCCGATCTGGATACCCTGGAGCATGAAGTCTCCGGTCAAGGTGCCGATGCCGCTAATCGTGACAACGCACTCCTTGAGAAGCGCCGTGGTGGCGGTGCCTACGGAATCCGCCAAAAGGACGGTATCCTTCAGCACGCCTTCTATCTCGCAAGAGACGGAGCGAAAGCCAACATCGCCCAGCATGGTGCGCCAACCAGCATCATCCTTGTCCGTGATGTCGAGTGGCTCATTATTGATCGTCACGCTGTCAGCACGAGCGCCCACGATGTTGGAGCCGTTGCGGCTTATGCGAACTGATCGGCCAGAAATAGCCATGCAAGACCCTCTTGTTTGGCCGTGATTATATCACGGAAACTATGCAATCCACAATACACGGTACAAGATGAGGCCGCGCTTGGTCTTGCCATCAGGATCGCGCGAGAAATTGCAAGAATCAAGTTCGGTGGTGATATGCGTGACGCCAGCAATGGAAAGCGGCTGGCGGCGCAATTTTACATCAACGCGATCTACCACCGCCTTGAGATCGAGCATGGATGCGGCGCGGTCCCATACGTCGATCTGCACGATTGCCGATCCGCCAAGATCATCCTTGCTGTCGAAAGGATTGATTGTGTCAGCCCCGATGGTGATGAACGGGAATGCCGATTCCAACTCGCTGTCAGCCGCCTGGGGGACATCGGTGAAAATGGCCGGAAGCGGGTCATAGGCAGTAGAGAGAAGCTCGATCAAGCTTTCTTCCACCACAATAGTTCCGCCATTGGTGATAAAGTTAAGGTCAAACTGAGTTTCAGCAATAAGCCGATTGTAAATCGCCGTCTGAAGATCATCAGATTTCATTTTGTTGTCTTCTCCGCGCGTGCCTTGGCCTTGGCGATTGCAATCTCGACTTGCTTTAAGAGTTTTGGCATGGCTCGTTCAACAGCAGGTATCCAAGCGGGACGTTTTTTTAATTTTCCACTAAGAGTTCCAAACTCAAGGTAGTACGCATATGGCAATCGGCTTCCAATTGCTCGTCCGTATTTGCCACGATTTTCAAGATACATTGACGTAACAAGTGCGCCTGTATCACTAGCTGGCGGCTCTCCAGCAGCCGATGCCCGATGCGTTAACGAAAGATTTCTTTTCCCTCCGCCTGGAATAAACGCGACAGGTGGACCATCTGCTGAACCAGCACGAATGGTCATATATTTAGCACCTGGGATTCTGTAATAAGTGGTTCCACTCTTTGGGGAATTTTCTATTGATTTTTGAACGTCTCTCAAGGCAGTCTGAGCAGCCGCGTTCAATACAAGTTCCAATGATCTGCCAAGGTCTTTCCCATACGCTTGCAAGGCCGCATTGACCTCTTTCAGCCCCTTGATCTCGACCTTGACATCCGTCACGCCGCAACCCCGCCATCAACGTCGATCTGAAGCCACTTGTTGGCGAACTCCATGTTATCGAGAAACC